ATGAGTAGAATAGAAAGAAGAAAAAAAGATAGAGAAAGCAAACTCGCCAAAGTTAAAACTGCTCTCTCTATCTTACCCATTTTAATAAATTTAATTGATAAACTAATTAAATTATTAAAAGATTTATAGTTTTGTAAGCTAGGAAGAATTTAATCTTCTTCCTAGTGACTTCTTTCTAAATATTATAACACATTTTCTATAAAATATGAGTGATAAAGTTTATAAATTCTGTCTTATTATAGTTGCTATAACTATAGTAATAGACATAATACTTTTATTTTTACATTTTAATATCAACAATATAATAGGATTAATAGTAAGCATTTTATTGTTAATATTTGTTACATTACAATATAAAAAAGGAGGAAAATAGTTTGGAGCAAAAAGAATCTAAAATAGTTTACAGTAAAGGTGGTTCAGGTACTTATTCGGCTAAAATTTCTTTACCTTTAAGCCAACTTGAAAAAATGGGATTTACAAGGGAAAAACGTAAGGCTGTAGTTATTTTTAAGGAAGATGAGATTATAATAAAAAAATCTGATGAGGAATAACTCTAAAATAAGTGGGTGTATAATGTAAACATCCACTTATTTTTATTATATTTTGTATTTTATATTAATATATTTTATAACTTTATTGAAAAATATGGAATATTTATTGGCTTTCACGTCACGTGATGATATAATATAAATATAGAAAGGAGGTAAGAAAGTGGGGAGATTAGAAAGAAGAAAAAATAAAAGAGAAAACAAATTTAATAAAATTAAAAATGCTTTCTCTTTCACATTAGTTTTAATTAATCTAGTACTCGCAATACTAAGATTGATTAAAGAATTATAAGTTTCAATCCTAGGAGGAAAATACCTTCCTTCTAGGTAGCTTCTTTCTAATATTATAACACATTTTCTAATTTAATATGAATAATAAATTTTATAGAATTTGTATGATTATTCTTGGTATCACTATAGTTTTAAATATTATTAATATAATAATAAGTTTTACTTTTAAAGCTCTTATTGCTTTGGTATTTACTTTATTATTGCTGGCATTTATTAATAGTAGAAAGGAATGATATTATTGGAGCAAAGAAAACTTAGAATTGGATTTAATAAAAGTGGCAAAGGCTCTTTTACACCCAGATTGATACTTCCAATGTCATGGATTAAAGAGATGAATATCTCTCCTGATGAAAGGGATGTTCTTGTTACTTTTGAGGATGGAAAAATAATTATTGAAAAAACTGAAAATGAATAAAAAAAGGAGGTAGTAACTATTTCCAGTTACTACCTTTCAATCTATTTAACTAAGTTTTCTACTTCATTAAATGCTTTTTCATTTCCATTTCCACCAATTTGAGTTATATTTTTAAACTTTTTATTCTTGATTAACTCTTTTTGGCTATTATCCAATCCATTTCCAACTAATACTACTGGAGATTCAGTTTTACCTGCAAGCACTCCTACTGATAAGGCATCTACTAAATCGTCTTGTTTATTCATTCCATTCTTAGCTACATATAAGTCATTAAGTGTATCTTTGCTATAGAAATGACTTATTACTTTTGAGTTAGTTTCTGTTCTATCAGAACCTGCTATTTTAGTTACAGATGGTAATGTATTATTCACTTCTTTATTATTATCAGAACCTGCTATTTTAGTTACAGATGGTAATGTATTATTCACTTCTTTATTATTAAATAAAGATTCTCCACCTATTACATATGATTTTGATATGTTTTTATTAGCTATTAAGTCTTTTATATCTTTCATATCATCATTTTGATTAGTAAGAAGAATTGGCATTTCCTCTTTTGCTGATATAGCTCCCATACTTACTGCATCAGCTAGTCCCTTTTCTCCATTTACCACTACTACTTTTGACAGGTTAGAATTTTTGTCTAATTCTTTTGCAAGTTTTATTGATGTTTCATATCTATCATTTCCAGATATTCTAATTACATTTAATCCTTTTTTCTTTAAATCAGACACTACTTTTTCATCAACAGACTTTAATCCGCCCACTATGTACACATTTTTTGCTTCTAATCTATTTATTTCTTTTTCTGTTAATTTATTTAAGTTATTATTTTTAGTAAGTAATATTGGTGCATCTTTAGACTTAGCAAATGGTGTTGCTGATAAAGCATCCGATATGCTAGAGTCATTTATTAACACTATATTATCAGCTTTATTCCATCCTTTTTGACTTATTTTCACTGATGTTTCATTTCTGTCTACACCTGTTAATTTTTCCTTAGATGGTGTTGAAGTAGGTTCAGAGGACTCTTCATTTGTAGATGATGAACCTCCTCCACTCCCTGACGAACCTCCTGTTGATGTTGATTTTTTTTGATTTGACCAATCTAATTCTTTTAATTTTGTGTTTTTGCTTACATCTAAGCTGGTTAATCTATTTTCCCCACAATATAGCCTTACAAGTTCTGTATTTTTTGTTACATCCAAGCTAGTTAATTCATTTTGTGAACAATATAAGTATTTAAGATTTTTATTTTTACTTGTATTTAAACTATCTAATTTATTTTTATAACAAGTTAAATTTTCTAAGTCAATATTTTTACTTATATCTAAAGCTTTTATTTCATTGTCATAACAGTATAATTCTAAAAGTTCTATATTATTCTCTATATTCAAATTTGTTAACTTGTTTGCTACACACTCTAGATATTTTAAATTCTTATTGCTACTTATATCCAAATTCTTCAGATTACTTCTACTACAAGTTAAATCTTCCAAATTAATACAATTTTCCACATTTAAAGTACTTAATTGTTCTTGATTACAATATAGTTTTACAAGCTTTTCATGATTTTTTAAATTTAAATTTTGCAATTTATTGTTGTGACAAATTAACTTAACAAGTTCTTTATTATTATCTAAATTTATATTTTCTAATTGATTAAAAGAACAGTTTAAATCCTGTAATTCTAAATTTGTAGATATATCTAAATCATTTAAATTATTATAATCACATTTCAAAATTTTTAATTTCTGATTCTTAGATAAGTTCAAACTAGTCAATTCATTTTCAAAACATAAAAGAGTTGTCAAATTAGTTGCTTTAGTTATATCTAAACTCTTTAAATTATTTTTTCTACAGTTCAATTCGTCTAATTTAGAATTTTCTATAACTAAGTCTGTTAGATTATTTTCTCCACAATGCAACGTTGTTAACTCTCTATTATTACTTAAATCTAGACTTGTTAATTGATTTTCGTTACAATACAATTCTTTTAAATTTATGTTGCTACTTAAATCTAGACTCGTTAAATTATTTCCTCTACAACTAAAATTTTCTAATCCAATAAAATAATTAATTCCAGATAAATTTTTTATTGATTTGCTCCCTAAGGTTAAACCTTTTGTAGATTCTATAATCGCTTTTTGTGAAATTCCAATTGGATTTCCATCATCTAAAATACTTAGTTTATCACAAATTACTTTTCTAAAATTTTCATCTGGAAAAGCTTCTTCCATTGTCATATTTTCTAAGTTATTAGCTTTCCTTGTTTCATATCTAACTTCCCTATTTTTCTCAATATCTTGTGCATTTATCTTATGTACCAAAGGTGATACAACTACCAATGAAAGTGATAAAATAACTGCTTTTTTGCTTAAATTTTTCATCCCCACACCTCATTCAAATAATATTTACCCACTTGAATTGTATCACATAATATTAACCTTAGAAACAAACTTTAATATTATTATATAATAAATTATTTTTTTATTATGAATGAGGCATTAGAAGATAACAACTACTTTTAGTTGCTACTTTTTAATTTATCTATTAATAAAATCTAATGCCTTATAAAGTGTATCAAATCTATCATTACCCTTTATCATAGTAAATTTTTCTTTAGTCATAGAACCAATCTTCTCACATGCTGCACCACCAATGACATAAAGATTTTGCGTCTGACCTGGCACGTAATCTTTTATATCACATATCAGTATTTTCCCATCATTATAACCCCAACCAACTACAGTTGCAGAGATTTTGTCAACTTCTCTATCATAAACAATTGTATGTTTGTACATCTGTTTAACTCCCTCATTATTTATATTTTTATTTAATACACCTTCTACAATTAACTTAGCAATACCTTCATGACCTAGTTTCTTAGCTTTCTCATAATCTTCTTTATTATCACAGAAGAAACTTTCAATTAATACTGCTGTAGGATTTGAACTATTTAAGATATATAATCCTTTATCTAATTTAGCTCTTCTATTTCTAAATACTGTACCTAGCTTATTACATATTCTAGTTGCATATTCTAAACCTTTATTACTATAATATAGAACTTCTGAACCTTTTCCTTGACCATCACTTGCATTTAGATGTAGTTCTATAAGTAAATCATATCCTCCACTATTAACTCTAGGTATTTTATAAGTCTTTTCTTCTGCTTTAGTTTTAAACTGCTTTTCAGGGCATATTATTACATCTGCCTTATGACCCTCTTTTCTAAATGTATCTGCTAATACTGGTGCAAGAGATTTATTGTATTGGTATTCGTTAACTACTCCATCAGCAGAAGTGCATGCACCACTTTTTAAAATACTGTGTCCTACTGTAATACATATTTTCATTATTTATTTTCCTCCTTCTTTTCAATAAAAAAACACTTACATATAGTAAGTGTTTATAAACTTCTTAAAGTAACTATTTTATTTAGCCAATATCTCTATCCAATTATTAGGAAAACCAATAAGCTTTAAGTCTATAGAATTATTATAATCATTAATTAACTTTTGAAGTTTTATAAAAAAACTATTCCAAATTAATTTATCCATAGTCAAATGCTTCATAGCAAGTATATAAGAAAATATCTTTTTATTATCCAAGTTATACTTTTTATATTCGTTTTTTATTGTTATAATACGGAAATTATTATTATATATTCTACCATAATGAGCGCATTGATTTCTGACCTGTGTTAATGATTGTAACCAAGATTTAACTAATAAAGTATTCACTCTACACAAATTATTTTTTATGTATCTAGTATCTTCTGGCAACATGTTTGAATATAATTTTGACAACATACCAAAAGTCATTATTTCCGTTGCAACCCAAATGGGAAGTTTTCCTTCATATTTTTCTTTATGGTGTATAATAAAAAGCTTATCTGAATTATTACTTTTTTCTCTCTCTAATGCTGTCAAAAAATTAATATAGAATTTTTCATCTTTGAAACTCTCCCTTTCTAGATATCCACAAGCACCATGTTTAATTGCTAATGTATATGCAATGTATGTCCTAAATGCTATTTCTATGCTCCCTAACAAATCTGTTAATAATATCCTAAATTCCTTATTAAACCTATATATATCATAAACTTCTTCAAACGTAGTTCCTTCTTTATATGAGCCATCATCATTCTTAAAACTTAGAAGATATGCTGTAAACCTATAATAATTGACATTACTTAATACAAATTTAGCATCTTCTTTATCATTTATTATTAATCCTCTACTTTTTAAAATATCTATTTGTTCATCAAATGTTTTTTCTTCTTTTACTTCAACCATTGTTTTCACCTTTTCATAGATATACTTTTATATAATAAAACCCACCAATTAATATTAGTGGGTAAATTTATCTGTCCCGCCTATTTGAGCTATAAAAGAAGCTTGGCGGGTTCCTTCAAAAATCAATGTCCCGTATATTTGAGCATATAAATGCTTTACGAGTTCTGTACTATTATTATATACTTATTAGCTATAAAAGTATACTCTATTTAATGAAATTTTTTAAATTTTTGTGAGTAATAATATTTTTGTTAATTTCATTACTTTTCACCATCCTTCAACTGTTTGTAAGTTTGATTTATACCTATTGCAACTCCCCAACAAATTACACCTTGTAAGACTGCAACAGGATTTAATCCTAGCATCCATATTGAGAAACCTATTCCAAGTATCAGTAACACTACTGGAATGTATTTATTATCTAATTGTTTATATTTCTTGAATCCAACACCTAAAACATAAAGAGCAGCTACTAAAATTAGCAACTGCTCTGGTATAAAACTTATTAAATTGTCCATCTTTTATTTTCCTCCAATTCTATTTATAATTTCATCAATTCTAAGATGTGCTTGTTTTGTACTTGCTTCTACTTTTGCAACTCGTTCACTGATATCTAAGAAACTTGTATTAAACTTTGCTACATCATGCTTTATATCTCTTACATTCTCACACAGAAAAGTTATTTGTTGTTCTAATTTTGTAGTTGTTTCTGTATCATCTTGTATCTTTCTGTTTGAGCTATTTCTAAATGCTAAGTAGGATATTACAACTCCTGCAACTGCACATAATAGATTTATGCTAATTTCTTCCATACATCCTCCTAGTTTTAATAATATAATTTATTATGCGAAACAAGCAATATAATAACCTGTAAAAGGATATGGCTCATAACTAGTATCATATGAATGAACTGAAAAACCAGTTTTATTGCTGTCTATAGTAATCCATGCACGTTCAGAACCTCCTGTATTACTTCCTAAAGAACTACCACTGGGATTATAATAATATACACTTCTTCTAAAGTAAACATAGACAATAAGGTAACTTGCACTCTTGCCAAAATTAGCAGAAAAAGGATTACCATCATATCCATCAATAGGACCATATCTAATAGAATATTTGCTTTTCAATTGAGTTTCTAAATTGCTTATATTGCTCTTAAATCCTGTAATATAGTTCGCATAATCTTGAAATGTTTGTTCTGATGTAGCAGGAGAGCCGATAGCAGTTGCAATTAACTCTTTTCCACTATCGGCTTCTTGAAAAGCCTCATCTGCTCTATTTATACATTCTTTCAATGCTTCTTCTACATTTTCACTTGTAAACTTATTTTCTGTATCTTCTATGGTTACTTTCTTTGCTTCTAATACAAGATTTCTAACTTTATTAACTAACTCTTTAAAAGTCATTTAGTCACCTTCTTTCAATAAAAAAAGAACCCTCTATATAGTTGGTTCTGCTCCTTCTACTACTCCACTATTTTTTATAATATAATCCTCTATAGCCTTTCTGTACTCTGTGTTAGTCACGTCATCTAACTGAAATTCTCTATTTTTCAATGGGTTTAACCCTCCGTTTAATATTCTCTCTGCTAATATTCTTACTACAACATTATTTATATTCATTATAATAGTCCTCCTGATTTTTCATTTTCTGCAATCAATATTTGATTTTCTAATTCTTGTATTCTCTTTCCTTCTTCACTCATATATACTGGTATTTCTTCTAAGATTGGTTGCTTAGTTCTTATATCTATTCCTATTATTTTGTACTTATCATAATCAACATAATCGTATTCCAAATCTATATATTCTATTTTTTTTATATTTTTTCTATCTGGAACATTTCCTTTCGATTGTCCTTCATAGAATATTATTTTGCCTTCTTCATCAAAAAATATTCTTCTTCCTACCTCTACATATTCAGTCATAGTTTCCTCCTTTAACTTATTTTTTAAGCAATTGCATAGAAAAAATGTGGTATTTTGTAATCTTTCACTGGCAAAATACAAGTGTGACCTACTACACAATCGAATGTGTTAGGCATGTACATTTCACCAAAATTGCTAGGTTGAGGCACTGCTGTTATAATATTACGAAAAGATGAGTAAAAAACAAAACTACACAAACCTATATTGTAAGCATTTCTATAGACAATAATAAATTTTGGAGTAAAAGCTAAGTTAAAACTTATTGCGTTTGCTGAACAAGTTTTTGGCGTATTATTATCTACTTGATAGAGTTGAAAAGTTTTTTCTCCAACTTGAGTACATTCTCCTTGTGCAATAAAAATATTTGCGATTCCAGCTACTTTACCAATTAGTGAATGAAGTGTTTCAGTTGATTGAGCAGATATATTTTTCATAGACAAACTAATTGCTAGTGTATTTTTCAAGGTCTGTATTTTGGTTTTAGTTACACTTAGCTTATCAGTTCCAACAAAAGGATTTCCTAATGTACTAGCTATATTATTTTTACCAATTTGCAATTCATCTTTCACGTTCTCAAAAGTTGTTATTAAGTCACTTAGACTAGCATTTTCGTTTAATTTTTCTATCATAAAAATATCACCTTTCTATTTTTAGTAACTGTTTGTCAAGAAATGGTTACTTTTTAAAATAGAAAAGTGATTGATTTTAAGTAATTTTTTCAAAGTATATATAGTATAAATAATTTTATTTTTAATAGAAAAACAAGCAAAATAAACAAGTATAAAGCTTTTTAGTAACTCTTTCTTGACAAATAGTTACTATATAAAATTAAAAAAGGACTATACAATGTAATCCTCTCCAACGATATTTTTATATTCTATTGTTGTTATCTTATTCTTTTCTACTGCTGTTTTAACTTGCTCTTTAGTCCATAATTCATCCTCATAGTATTTTTTTATTATTTTATACCACATCTATATCAACTCCTTTTCCATCATTGCAAAAGTTAATGTTGCTGTTTCTTCTCTTAATGCTTTTACTTCTTCGTGTGTAGCTATAGTTGCATTTTTAGAATTTTTTTCTAGTTCCTCATGTGCTTTTATATCTTCTTCTTGTTTCTTATGCATTTCTAAATATTTTTCTGCTGTTTCTAAAGCAGTCAAATTCTTATCTAGTTTATATATAGATTTAATTGTATTAACTGACTCTATATTTGTAACTCTGTTATAATCATCAAGTATTAAAAATACTTCACTTGTTTGAAAATCATAATTACCTTTTAAAATTTCTTCTGCTGAAACTCCATTTATTTTTTCTTTTTTATCCCATATCTTTATCATTTTTTATTTTCTCCTTTTTATAATTCAGGTATAAAGCATTTATACATATTATTCTCATAGTAATAGATATATTTATTCTTCACTGAAACTGCTTTAAGTAGTGGATTGTATGGAAATGTAGAATTTTTTTTAACATATTCTTTAGAAAATACTCTTCCATTTTGATTGTATCCTTTTACATAAAGATATGTATCGCCATAATACACAGTATATAACATGTCATTAATACTTGTTGCAAAACTTTTATACCAACCTTCTATTTTTGTAAGAGCTCCATTTCCTGCATCATATCTATTTATATAAGTTTCCCAAATATTATTTGGGTCTGTTGCTCCTGTTATACAAAAATAATAGGTGCCTGTTTTTGCACATACAAATAATCTTCTATCTCGAGATGGCGGAAAGCTTGTTTTAGTTGACCAGGTATTTGTACTAATTTTATAATATTCACTGATAGCACTTGCTGTTGAATTACTATTTGTATCTGTGTAACCATACAAAACATGTATTTCATTAGAATAAGTATTCCCGCATGTTCCACCTCTAGGTGTAATCATATTAGAAATATACGACCAAGTATTTGTTTTTATATTATATTTTTGGCAAGTTGAATTTGCCGAACTATTGCTATATCCACCTATCCTGTAAATATAACCATCATAATAAACCATTAAAGCGTCATCACAAACCGATGGTTTCGCTAAGACACTATTAACATTTGTCAATGTATCATAGCGTAAAAGCGATAAACCTAAACTGTTATTGCAAAGAAAATATATATAGTTTTCTACTGCTACACATGGAGGATATTGTTGTAATGCCGAAGTAACTCCATCAAAAATTATATTTTTAGGTTTATACCAGTTTGGTATGTCTGTATTTCCTAGTTCAATATCATCAACTTTACTTACCATATTTTGGACGGTTTCATTTGAAGAAGTTGAAACACCTTTTTTAGTTAAATTAGTTGCTAATGTACTCTTGAAAGTTTGTATTTTTGTTTTAGTAGTACTAAATGAATCAGTTGAAACAAAAGGACTTCCTAATGTACTAGCTAAGTTGTCTTTAGCATTTTGAAGGTCATTTTTTATATTCTCAAAAGAGTCCATAACTTCTTTTATACTTGAATCTTCTTCTAATTTTATAGTCAT